CATGATTTCGCCCTTTGGCGGATTCATGAAATCCCCGCCCGGCCTTACGGCCTTCCCCTCATATTAGAGAGGGGACCCAACGGCGTTTTAATGCGACTGCGCCGTGCAGTGCAGAATGCTCTAAATGTCGAGCATCCCTAGAGACAAGAGGGTTTTTCAAGTCCTCTAGCTTTAGGAAGCTCTTCATGAGAGCACCGTATCCCTCCAGTTTATCAGTACGGTAAACTGGGCTTGGAATCCAACCCTTCACTTCGAAGCGTTGGAGATTAACGTTCCATCTTTCGACAGAACGATAACCCAAGAATGAGATACGGCCCAAAGCCGCGTTCACTTCGGATACATAAGGCAAAGGCCCTAGTACCCGTTCAAGTTGATTAAACATGAACTGGGCGGTCCTCCAGTAACCCTTTTTGTAAAAGGAATTACTGGTGGCCATCCATGAAATGAGTTGGTCAGCTTGTTGCCGGTTCTTAGGACGCAAACTTCGGAGATATGTAGGTGTTACCTCATATCCCTTATAAGCGTCGATACCACATGACTCTCGGAAGCTTCCGCTCACGAAAGTCTTATTGGTATTTACCTTGCAATTGTATTTTCGCAGGTATTCAAGAACCGCGTCCGCATACGTCGAAGGGACAATTATATCATCCCCATAGACGTAGACATCCCTACTAACACTAAAAATGTTAGAGGGAGTCTCAGGAAGGTTCTGAATTTCCAGTAGAGCCACTATACATACTGTATAGAAATACATGGCTTCGACTGGGAAACAGAGAGCGCTACCCATCGAGGCGAATTTGCGCAGTGGGCCTATAATAGACCCATCTGGCATTTCAGCTCGAGTCGAACGACATGCATCAATCGCGTCATGAAGATCATGATTTGATCGAAACATCTCCATAGCAAGATCACGGGGAACCCGATCACTTGCATCTGAAAGGTCGATCGTTGCTAAACGACCGTCATTCGATGACTTTATAGCCAAGCTCTGGTTAATTGATTGGTCACGAAAATTTACGTGGCCCCTCGTCAACCAGTACGATTCGACAGCAGAATACAAAGCTGCACGAATCCCTTGCTGTACAAATTGCATACAACAGGGCTCAATGGCTATTATTCTGGGTCCTTTGAGTGTTTTCGGAACAGGGACAACCCTAACAGGTTGTTCTTGCTCTGGCGTAACGATCGACACCATTTCGAGCTCCTCCGACGATGCCGGACATCCAATAGGATAACCGGAATCAATAAGAGGGAAGTAAGGCTCGAGACGATCGTGCCAAGCTCTCCAGACATACTTCCGGTTTCCGGAGGCATGTTCTGCAGTAGCGCCGGGACCATGTTTTGGATGACATAGTTGTAGCCCAATGGGCCGAACCATATTACTCCAAAGCATAGCAGATACGCGGCAAAATCTGTCACGATCTGCCATCGGCATTGTAAACAAATCAAAGGATCGCTCAATTGCGATGAAGCTGTTAAGTGATGCCTGCGTCCTTTTCGGGGCGCAGGAAACCTCCAACTTTTTGAATGATAGGCAGACTTGCCTAATCGATTCAACAATAGTTGAAGCATCACCTGAAGCAATTTCAGTTTTATCATCGTAAATCCTTCCTGTCTCATGGTCAAAGAGTTGACTGATCATACCTTGCAAGAATGCAGGGATTGATCCAGCTTTTCGAAAACTACGAAATGCTGTGGAGTCAATATGCCCTTCTGCTAGACTTCTTTCGAAGTCTCTACAGAAATTGGGCAAGGTTATCGTAAGAAACGATAATCCTTCACTCTTGACCCGTGATCTTATAGTTTCAAGATCACGAAAATCAGAGACATCAGCGGTGCATTTCATACACGCGTCTATATAGACATTGTGTATGAACTCCAGATGGTCACTTACGTTGCTTTTCATGCCGCCTCCTTAACAGGGGGTCAGACATCAAGCCACGTAGGTCCGCCTTCTGATGCCCTAAGCGGGGGCACCAGTTACAACCGATACCCCCACAGAAATACGAACGTGGGCTCGACGTCAGGATTCCTGACCGAAGAGCTTGCCGCTCGCTGTGGTATCTAGCCAGGTTTTAAAACCGGCTATAAGCTGATCGACTTGCGTCTGTGTAAAGCCCACTTCTGGGCGATCCACGACGCAATAGAAACTAAGCGTCTCGTAATCATTGACAGCAGTCAATGGGTCCGGGACGATAGCTCGCTGGTCCACTCGAGCCATAGACCGAATTCGGCCTTTGGACTTGAGATGCGAGATGATGAGTTTAAACTCTTCATCTGTCTTTTGGTACGTCGACGACGTTCCCGAAGACAGAATTCTCGGCATGGACTTCGCGACAGCATTAACGGTTATCGATTGTGGATCGGCAAACATATGTGGTTGACCTCCTAAAGTCAAATGGAAGTTAACCTATTGTGCCTTTGATACTTTTCCAAGGTATCTAGGACGATCTAAACAATAGGCGGATTGATCCTTGAGGTTAGGGAAAGTTGGATGATTTCCGACTAACACCCAGAGCAGCAAGGATCGCTAACTGTCGTGAAGACAAATTGTTCCACGACAGGCCAAACCCGTATGGACTATCTGATCCTCGTCGAATCTTTGCATTGGTTTCCCTTTGAAAAGATAAGACAACGTCACCGGTCCGGAAAGGTAACACCTGAGTAAGGGTTACTCTACGGTAGTCGGTACGCATAAGGTACAGATACTTGCACAGGATCGAATCCCAGGCCCAGTCAGTGATTCTGTCAACGACAGAACCAAAGTCTGAGAACCAATCGATCAACCATGTCCAAGGTGTTGCACGATAGATATTCGACGGTGTTATGCGAGCGCCATACATTGTCAACTGACGTTGTATGGCATTCCAAGCGGATGAATAATCCGGCAAATCAGGGTCGAATTCAGGACGATAGTACTTAAAACTTCCCGAGGTGGTAATAAGAGAGAATTTCTCCTCTTTTACTGTCCAAGTCGGGGAAGCACCATCGCGAAACAATACTTGAACGATATCGCCGGCGGGTGAAACCCGCATGCCATTACCGGAACCAAGTAAAGTCTCCTGATAACTATCTAAAAGAGTCGCTCTCCGTGTTATCCAGCGGTTATTTTCATTAGTTATTCTACTTTTGAAAGCCGCTGCATTTTGATAAACGGCGTCAAAACGCCGTAAATCATTGATAAACGGGACCCAGCCAAACTGGTGATTGAGAAACTGATCAGCAGCCTTTTTAGGCTGCATGAAAGGTGATGCTTTAGACCCGCCGAGAAGGTTCCATATATCATTGAACCCTCGAGACGTTTGTCCCAACATTCTAGGAATGTCACGGGACTCGCCTATTGCAACAGCTAATGAAGCTTTCTCAAGTTGCGGCCTTGTTTTAGAAAAGGCCGTTGGACTCCAGCCCGTAAGCGACGGGATCAAAGCGGGATTGACTCCATTTAAGAGTTGCGGTATGTTAGAATAACTTACCGGATCTCCAGTGAAGTCAGGGGTGTGAAAACCACCCGTGTAACGAACGGGGCCAGTGATTCCGCTATAAGTGCGGGTCACCGGATCCGAACGATACACCCCAGATCCCAGCACCTGTTCAGGTGGAAATCTGATATCAATTATCGTGAGCGGTCCACCATCAATCCACGGCGGTCCTACATGGATTTCATCCCTGCAGGACTTAAACTGTGAATTGGGCGTCGCCGGCGTACAATTAGACTGGCCAACTTTGTACCAGCCTGTACCGTCCGGCTTAAGCACGTGAAATTCACCTGCTTTAAACGAAGTTTGAGTTTTAAACGCTTTGTCGTACCGAGCACGGTATCTAGATTTCCCTACGGACATATGCAAACCTCCATACGAAATAAGTTAGATAAGGCGTGTAAAGCCTTATGCGCAGC